AACACTATCATCTACATTTCCATTTGTATCAATTCCTATTTCCCATGGTGAATCATCCTGAATATCATAAGTTAAACTAGTTATAATGCCTGGTTGTTCATAAACATATCCTCCAACAGTTAATTGGACTATATTTCCTCTCATATACCCCTGAGGACTGTAATCAGGAGCAGTTGTTGAAGCTAAATAGTTTAATTTTTTATACATGGGTATAAGCTCTTGTTTTGATTGAGCTGCTACTGTCCAAGATAATGTAATAGTTCTAGTAAACCCATTGTAGGTGTAAAAATTTTCTCCTCTTCCTAAATATCTAAACGGTGACCATTCTGCTTGGTATGAATCAGACATCCCACCTAAAAATGCTCTAAAATGTAAAAAGGTTTTAAATGTTGGTTCATTATTATCAATAACAGCTATTCTAAAACTAACTAAATCATCTAATTTAGAATCTGTACTAGCATTTTCACTTCTATAAATAGGTACTGAGTTAATTATATCTAATCCTGGTTTGAATGATCCTACACCAGGTATATCTACTCCAGTATATGAAACACCATTAGTATAATTAGCATAGCTTTTACCGGATCGTTGTCCTGGTTGTCCTAAGTTAGTTCTTAGGTCATAATTTTGAGTCTGGTAGTCAGGGGCTAAAGGAGTAGCTCCACTTTCTGTAGCTAATGTTTTGTCTTGATTTTGTAATATATTTTCTCTTAAAATTTTTCTAAAATCTTGAATCTTAGGAGAAGAAGTACTACCTTGTTTATCAGATGATTGAAAATCTTCAACAACAGGAAGTAAAGTTTGAGACTCATAAGGAGTAGTTAAGTTTTTAGAATTAAATACCCAGTTACCTACTGAGAAGGTATTGGTTTTAGTATCGTTAGTTAGATTTGTTTTTGATGTTTTAGAGTATCTTATACTAGTACTTCCTACTCCTAAAGTAGAACCAGGACCTCCGGTGTAAGTCATTACATTAATTCCATTGTTTAAAGTAATCCCATCTTTTGTAGATCCATTTCTATTATTGCTTGTTAAATCAAGTAAATTAATTAATCTATTAGTATTTGTTTTTGGATTTACTACTGTTGGAGTTACTCTAACATCATATAAATTTTCATTGTTAGCAAAAGCACCAGTTCCAGCAGACGGATTTCTGCCTTGTTTATTTAAATGTCCACCAAAAGCAACAACACCTGTTTGTGCTAATGTATTTAGCGGTGAATAAGCACCTTCATTTAATATACTGCTTGTTTGTGTGCGAACAGCAGTACGAGATAATAATTGTTGTTTAGCTGTAAATAAGATACCGTTTGGTGATTTGGTATCTCTAAACATTTTAGTTAAACGTTCAACATCCGCTGCTGTATCTCTAACAACATTAATACCACCTCTTAATAAGAAATCAGTTGTACCTATATAAGGACCAATCCTATCAGGAATGGGAGTGGTAATATATGGTTGCCCACTATTACCTCCATTGACCCTGTCATTCCCATACCGTAGGGACTTAAGATCCGTTTTTAGGTTTATTAATCCCATTAACGAGGAGGATTATCTAAATATTTGTTAGGGGTTCTACCGTCTAAATCTAATTGTGATTTAGCTAAACTTTCTTGATATTTAGAGGATCTATCATAAGCTAAAGGTTTTTTACCATCTAAATCTAATTGAGATGCAGCTAAACCTTTTGGGTAATTAGAAGCCCCACTGAATTTTTTAGGAGTACCTCCGTCTAAATTTGTTAGGTTTGATCCTTGAGTTTGTAGTTTGTTTAAGAGATCCATAGTTTTATTTTATTATACATATTAACTTGTAACACCTTCATTTAAAGCATAAGTACCCATAGATGTTGCTGTGTTTAATTCTGTTGTTCCTAAATATATTTTTGGTACTGATTGTTTGTTTGAAGCAATAGCATTAGTCATAGCATCAAGCTTAGCCATAAGTTGATCTAACGGTATAACAGCTTCATTAGAACTAAGTCTTGCTGGAAATGTATCATTTTGGTAACCTGAAGGGATTATACCGCCACTTGCTAATTTTGGAGGGGTTAAACCTTCAGTTTTATATTTTTCTAATAATGATTTTCCGCCAGGTGATTCTTCAAAAGTATCATAAATACCTTTTATAAAATTACTTTTTTTTATTTTATACTCACTATCTAATTGGGCTTGAATATCATTTATTTTTTCTTTTTTTATTATTCCTTCTTGTTCTGCTATTCTTGATTTTAATTTTTCTTTTTCACTTTCATCAGTAGTTGATTTTAGTTTTTCTTCTAAGGATGATTTTCTAGATTGAGCAATTTCTCCTTCAGAAGCAGGACCAAATAATAAAGTACTAGCTAGACTTTTTCCTGTTTCTAAACTTCCAACTAATCTATCAATGAATGAAATTAATTTCTCTATTAATCCTCCATCTATCATATCAGCGAATAAGTCTTTTGCTCGTTCAATAGCTAAATTAAATTTTTCTTGAGCGTCTATTGATTTTTGAGCTTCTTGAAGTGTTTTTCCTTTAAGAACACCCTCTTCAATAGCAGCAGCCTGGTTTTCTAAATTAATAGCTCCGGTTAAATCTCCTTTTTGTCTTAAAAGAGCAGCTTGTTCTCTTAAATTTTTAGTTTCATTACCTGATAATTTATTAATTGTTTCTTGTTTGTATAAACTATCTGCTAATTCTTCAGCTTGCATACCGAACACTTTAGCTATAGCTTCCTGCTGGATACGATTTAGTTTAGAGAATTTTTCAGCAGTAATACCTTGATTAGCTATTTCTTCTGTAAGTCCAGCTATGTCATTAGTTAAAGCATATTCTCTAGCTTTATCTAGATTGATGTCTTGACCAAGTAGTAATTCAGCATTCAGTTCATCACTGATTGATTGTTCAAAATTGAGTAAAGAACTAGCTGTTTTATTAACTTGATCTAAAGTTAACCCTAATTTTTTAGCTTCTAAAACAGTTTTTACTAGTTCTGGAGTATTTCCTTTAAAATTTAGCTGGATTAATTTGCTAGTTTTACTTACTTCAGTAAGAATTTTTCTACCATCAGCTACTATTTTATTTTGATTAGCAAAAGCAGCTATTTGATCATAAACAATATCTATACCTTTATCAGCTTCAATATTATTTACAGCAAATGTTTCTTGAAGTCCTAAAGCTTCTTCTTTAGATTGACCTAATTGCTTAGTTAAGACAATTTGAGCTTCAAGTTGATCATTTGTAGCTATAGCTGCAAACCCGGTAAGTTGAGATATATCATTAAATGCTTCAGATAAATTAGTTGTTGTTTTATAGGCTGTATCTAAATCAGTTTTAGTATTTTTTATATTATTATATATACCTCTAGCATTATCTTTACTAATACTTAAATTTTTAGATATATCAGTAACTCGTTTGTCAGCTTCAAACATAGCCCCTGCTAACATTTGAACAGCTTTAACTATCCCCGCTATGATGGCTAATGGGCCTAGTCCACTAAAAGCAGATGATAATCCTTTTCCAAGTATTTCAAAACTACCTTTACCTTGTTTAGCAAGGTCTCTCATGTCTTCTTTAGCTTCATCAATGTTTAATATTTCTCCTAAAATAGGAATTTTCTTTAAACCATCTAATGCTTTACCAGCTAAACCAATTTGTTTTTCAATCTTTTTTTCTTCAACTAATCTTTCTTTAGTTTTTTCATTTATTCTATCAATTATACTGAATTCTTCTTCATATCCAATTAATATTGCTTTTTCTTCTTCAGTTAATTCTTGTCCTATACCTAAATTTTCTTGTTTCTTTTTAACTAATTTAGCGGCTTCTATTAACTCATCTTTATTGATTTTGAGTTGTTTTTGAAGTCTTTCAAGATCCTTTTTAGATAATTCACTTAACCCTTTTTCATCGTATTTTAATTGCCGGGTTATGTTTTCTATGTTTTTAAAGGCTTTAGTGGCTTTACTAGTGGCTGTACCCCAGTTGCCCATTTCATCTACAATTCCTTTTATTTCTTTGTTTAACCCATTAAAAGTATTGTCTAATGAAGCTACTTCTTTTTCAGCATCCTTTATAGCTCTATTCAACACATTAATCTGAGAATTAACTTGTTTTATATTAGAAGTATCAATATTAAGATCATATTTAGTTTTAGTAAGTTTTTCAAGCTTAGCTATTAAACTTTCTAATTCTTTTATCTTTTTGTCGTCAGCCATTTAAAGTAGTTTATTATAAATATGAAAAGGCATCATTTTTTAGATGCCTTTGTTACATATGTAGGTACTTGTACTTGTTTATTTTTTAATGCTTCTTCTTTAACACTACCTTGAGTCCAACTGTCTTCATTTTTAGTGTTAGTTGATTGGTTATACCACTCTTTTAATTTGTTAAAAGTATAGTTACGTAACCAAATAGGCATATTATAGATAATATCATAACTATAACCGCCTTGTCCGTGGAATACTATTTCATGAATTTGATTAAATATAGATAATCTAAATTCAGAAACATTATTAAATGTCAGGCCAAAAAAAGTTAAGATTAATAGGAATGTCGATGTCCTCCTCAACACCATCAATCATTACTTTAGCTATTAAATCAACATCGGGAGTTATTACTTTAATGTATGTTCTTAAAGCTCGTGAATCTGAGGCTAGTAAGTAGTTATCTACAAAATCTTTAATAGCTATTTTATCCTCATTTCCATCAACTGAAATGATTTGGTATTTTAATCTTGTTGTAACATCTGTTGAAGATTCTCTATTAATCTTTTTTAAACCTTCAATTTCTTGTTTAATTTTTTCCTCGTCTTTTTCATTTAAAAGTTTAAACTCTAACTTAGTTCCTGATGTAGGGAGAGTAAATGTAAAAGTGCCTTTACTAGATACTAGGGATTCATTAAATAATTTATTTTCTAAAGTAGATAAATCAACAGTGTATTCTTTTCCATCATAAGTAAATGAATATTCTTTACCATAACCTAAAACACGAGAAGCTACTAAGATAGCATTTTTATCACCGGTGATTAAGTCTTTAATATCAAATTTACCTAGTGTTAGTGATTCTAACAATTTATCTAACACAATACCTTTTGAAATAAAGTTTTGGTTTGATAAAATATCTTCTTCTTTTGCGGTCATGTACTTCATTTCTACTTTACCGCTTCTTAAAATGTGGCCTTCCGGGTAAACTAATCCTTTGGAGGGCAATTCTACAACTTCTGTTGGAAACTTAAATTCGCTCATAAACTTATTTTGTTATAAATATTAATAAAAAAAAGAAGCTCGCAAAAAATGCGAGCTCTTTTAATCTTATTTTTACTATTATTAGAAATTCAACACACAGTAATCAGGTTGAACAGTCATTGTAATGTTAACAGCAGTATCAACAGTATCCCAACTGTAATCACCGAAGTTAGCATCTGTAATTAAAGCACCTTTGATAATCCATTCTGAAACAATATCACCTACAGGTCCTAATACGTCGAATGTTAAATCTTTCTTGTAGAAATCACTATAACCATCACGACCAGTTACTGATTCGTGGTGTAAACGTACCCATTCCATTACAGCCTGAGCTCCTGAAGGAGTAATAGGATCAAATAATGTAAATTGGATAGTACCCCAAGTGGTTTTACCTTTTACAAAGCGTTGAACGTTTATATGGTTTAAAGGAACAGTACCTTGAGTTAATGTGACTGCACCAACACCTTTAATCTCATACGCTGGTATACCGTCAATATACATAATGAATCGGTTTGCCTGTTTGGGTTCAAAGGCTGTGAAAAATATTTCGTTTGGATCTAATACTGCCATTTTATTTATTTATTTGTTTTGTTATAAATATTCTGTTTTTAAAAAATTACGCTGGGAAAGTTGCTCCAGTAGGTAAGATGTTGAAATCCAAGTAAATGAATTCAGCTGTCTTAGTCGGCTGTAAGTAAATTTGACCAACCAATTGGTTTCTATCAAT